TATAGGAATCATATCTCAAACCGTTGAGATATAGCACCAGTGTGGATTCCAAAGTCTCAAAAATATCCCAGTTGACTGTAGATAGTGTGACTACAGTGGTGGTATCTCCCACGATCACGCTGTCAAGTATGGGTTGAAGGTATTTTGCATCCGTGTCTATCCAACCATTTAGAAATTCATCTAAAGGATTAAATCTGTAAAATCCTGTGTTGAGTCCCACAGCAATGGTCTGTTGGTTGAGGCTGTAGGCAAAACTGTCACTGTCTAGATTGTATTCAAACAGTATGTCTCCCACATTGTCAATGTTTAAATAATCTAGACTAAAACCCAATTCTGCATCATTTACACTATTTCCAATTTTGTATCCAACTATGGGTGTGCCTTGAAAAGTGCTGGCAGGATATGTATCAGTGTTGCCAAAGCTGACTCCGTCGACATCAAATATATCAAACAAGGGAGGTTGATTTACTTTGGTCTTTGCTTGACTTAGTGTCCAATTACTGCCGTTGAAATGATACATCAACCCTTTGTTGTTATTACCGGCGCGAACCAACACCGATTCTCCCAGCAACGGTTCTGAATCATCTGTGGTTTTGAGAGCTATTTGTCTCACGCCGTTGTGTGTGATAAAATTAACTTGGAAAATTCTATTATTGGCCAAAGTATCTGTGTCGGCTGTAAACAACACTCTAGCTCCTTGGTACAAAAACTCTCCGTCTATGCTGTATCCAACACTGCCTTCAATTGTAGAAAATATGTCGGTGGTAAATGTGTCAACAAAATCCACTGCTCGCTTGGCAATGCTGCCGTGATTATACAACTGTAGATTTGGTCTAAATTCAATAATAGGACGTTTGGCTCTAAAATTATCTCCGGCTGCAAAGTCTGTGCCGTTGAGTTGATTTGCTTTTTCAAGAACAGATTTATGAAACCATCTATTATATCTTGACCATGGATTGTTGTCAATGCTGGCTCGGCAGATAGTGATATAATCTTTTTCGCCAGGATAAGAAGTTGCATCGTCAAAGGGTTCAGTATCAAAACCTGCGTCATCAAAAATCACTTCAGGAATTTGACTGGTAATTATAGGAACTTCTAGATCACTGAATTTTATTAATGTTATTTCTCGGCCTACTTTTTCAACCAACCAGTTGCCTTTGGCGTATTTGCTGGGTGTGACTTTGCCCCCAAATCTCACAATTAATCCATTGCTGAACTCTACGGCATTGCTGCTGGTGTAAGTTTCTTTGCCTATGATTTCTTTGTCTATGTTGATACTGGTGTTTTCTTCTATGTCCTGAATCAAGAAACGACCAAATCTATCTGCATTTATAGAACTTTGATAAAACAAGATATCAGGTGCATCCAACGGCACTTCAAAGGTGACTGTGCCATTGTTGGTACCATTGTTGGTGACTCCTTTTTCATAGTCAAATTTACTGGTACTGACATTCTCATCTACCAGTTGCCAATCGGGGCCTTCGACAATAGTGCCATCAATGCTGGCTGTGATGTAGGTCAATGCTCGCCACAATCTACCGTCATACACAGCCAGTTGATTGGGAATGTAAGGCAATATGGGATTGTAAACTAGACTTCCGGTATCATAAGCAGTTCTTATGAAAAATCCTTCTCTGGGACTGTTTACATTGAATTTATAGGTTTGACCTCTATATAATGTCAACGTGGGATTGTTTGTGAGTCCGTCAGGGTGAAATATCCAAGTTGAAGTTGTGCCTTGGCGTACACGGTAAGTGCTGACAATGGCATTGCCTTGACCCAGTACTTTTACACTTGGAGGACCATTAGGAGCCCAGTAATATTCTCGGAAGTTAACAAACTTGTCCCAAGTTATAGGAGGATCCCAACTGTAGTGATCTTGACTGGTAATGTGATCGTCTCGGTCAGAAAAATTATTAAAAAATTGCAGTTGATTTTTAAAATCCACATAGTCATAAAAATTTTCAATTACGTCTCTGTTGTTTCTTATCACCACACCCGGCTCTAACTGATATCTACTTCTCAGCGAATCATCGCTGTCAAGGTATATGTCTTTGCCTTTATAGGTTTTGCCAAATCGTTTTCCCACATACCCCACAGTCTTGTCTAATGCGCCCGGCTGTATCAACGGATCTACAACAGCAGCCATGAACTTGCTGTTTGCTTCTGTTTTGAAAACCTGAGGCAGTAGGTCTACTGACCTACGAATAGGAATGCCGCTGTTTGGGTAAATTTCATCTGCCATATTTTAATACCCTATTTTTAATAATATCCGCCACCTGATGATCCGCCACCCGATGATCCGCCACTGCTTGATGATCCGCCAGTGCTGGTAGCTAAACCACCGTCAACGCTGATTCCGCTGCTTGATGAACTGCCGCTTGATGAACTACCACTGGTTAACAATGAAGTGTTGCTGTATTGAGTAGTATCAGATACAATACTGTTTGCATTCACTCTGATTTCGTTGGCTGTGATTGCTGTGACAATTACGATGTCATCTACTGTGGCTCCGCTGACTAGAATTTCATCATTGCCGCTTTGTATTTCAAACAAGCTGCCAAATGACTGTGAGCTTTGTCTAGGTACAATTACCAAATTACTTAGATCAGGAGTGACCTCATTGGTAATGTAAGTGATCAATTCACCTAGATAAAATCTATCACCAAAGTCCCAGTTGGCCACATCAAAAAACTGATTGATAGCTGATATGATTCTAACTTTGAGATCATTGTCATTTATTGTTTTGTTTGGATTTTTAACCACTTTAAATTGTGCCTGTAGTGCAACATCTGCAGTGGCACCAAACAATACTTTGTAATTTACAGGATGATAAATCACTTCATCGCTGATTGATTTAATTTCATTTAGGCTGGTACCAAAACTGATTCTCAAACTATCGCTGTTAGGAGCTGTAGGCATGACTGGTGTTGCGCCGCTGAGAAACTTTCTAAATTCTGTGTCATAGCTTCTGGTCAATAGATAAACATCTACTATGTTGCTGACACTGGGATCTATTCTGCGATCTACATTGGCGTTATGTACATATTGAAACTTGATGTCTGCTCGACCTATGTTTGCACGATAGGCCGGCTCAAGTATCAAAGTGTTGCTGACATAATCAACACGCTTTACTCTATCTTCTGCACTGTCATAGAAATATATCAACTGTCCGTCAACATATTCATTGAGACTGATCGCTGACTCAGATTCGGCTACTTCTATGGTGTCAAAGCCGTCAACCTTGACCGGGTTGGGCACATATGTGTAGACAATATTACCAAAACTATCTACATTCTCAATAAAGAAAATATAATTCAAATCTAAATCACTACCAACCACTTGTTCAAATGTGTCGGGATTATCTATAACTCCATCGTCATCGCTGTCACTAAACGCTATTTTAATTTCTTCAGCACTTTGATATCCGTCTTCATATTTTATAGAATCATCAACTTCAAAAGTCAATGTTTGTTTGAGAGGAAATGGTTGGTTCGGCATGGCATTTATGCCTAGGATCCGCACTTGATCTTTGACTACTTTGCCAGTTCTTCCATCATAGATTTTCTGATTAACATCAAAGTAAAATCTGTTTTGTTTTAAACTGCCAAAAACATATTCCAAGATTCTCACACGTATTTTATATTCATCACCTTCTTTGGTAAATGCCAAGATCCAACTGGTATCTAAATTGTTGTTGGAGATATCACCTGCCTTGCCCAGAGCAAAAGCATTGATCAAGTCAATATTTGGTGCTGTGATAATTTTCCAAGTTGCGGTATTGAGATCGAATCTCAATCCAAAATTCTTGGATTCTGCACAGAGATTGATGATTTGTGTTTCTAGTGAGTCTGGTAAATTGTTCACAAACTTGGGAATAATTCTACTGGCCACTGCACCTGTTGGCACAACATCGTTGAAAACTATGGGGCCACGACCAGTACTTAATGTTCCGCGGCCGGCATTGGTTCCATCACCTACAACTCTAATAATTTTGGTCCATAGTCTGTCCGTTTGATCAAGATCCAATGCATCAGTGGTCACGATGGTGCCACGCTTGAAACTTTTGCCTGCAGGCGGTATAAATTTAATCATTGCCCCGGCCTGAATATATTTTAATGTGTTGGATGTGTATGTGCCAGTTCTTTGTAGAGTAAGGTCAATGCTGTTGATAAAATATCCTGTGCTTTCATTGAGATCGTTGGTGATCTGTGTCCATAGAGTATTTGTATCTGTAAATAAAATTTTGTCAAACTTGGTAATATAGAAATTATACACCGCGGTTTCTGTAAACACCGGTTCAATACTTTGTCTTATAAAATTCAGTGTATCAATTCTAGTTAATGGCTTAAATGCCAATGTTTTTTCATTCTGTTGCTTGTATACCAATCCATCATCAGCAAACACATTCACGCTGGAATATTTGCCACTGGCATCAATGATATCAAAATTACGGCTGACTCCACTGCTGGTTCTGTTGATGGCTCTGACTTTTAAAATATCTTGACTGCTGGTCAAAGGAGCAAGATTATAATCCTCAGCAGTGATCATACGATTTTGTGTGTAGTACTGTGCCGGAGCCTTTGACCTTATGCTTTCAATGCTTTCTGGTGGCACACTGTTGCTCACTGTGTACTTCAAGCTCATGCTGATTGACAGCACTTGTCGACTTCCGGTTTTGCTTACATAGGGAATGTCAATGTTGATGCCGCGCATTTCATTGGGCAATATGCTGTAGCTTAGTCCATTGCTGACACGATAGTAGACTCTGAAAGGACCTTGTGGTAGATTACCATATACTCCGTCAGCAAATATTAAATTGATTCTATCATTGTTTTTTGTGCTGACTGCATAGATGTTTCTAATATTGTTTTCCACGCTGTTGTAGGCAATGTTGTTGCCTACCAGTGCAGAAACTTTTGTCCATTGATCTTGTTGTCCTCCGTTAGGAGCCAGACCAAACAACCATACATCGTCATTGTTGATGCCGTCTGCATCAATAGAAACTTTTTCATTGGTAGTAGGCACAGCAATATTGAAATCAGCCAGCTCTAGACTGCCTTGCTTGAACAACAAAAAGAATCCGGTGTTGACACTTGAAGCTCCCTTGCCATCATTTTTATACACAAAACCAATCTGTTTACCGGGTACAGGAGCTTCCTCATAGATTTCTTCAGCTGCCTTGAAGGCTGTGCTGACCAGTTCAAAAGGCATGCTTCGACCAGCTACATTTTTATTAAAGGCATAGATCGGAATATCTACCACTGCTGTTCTAAATCTATATTGATCTGTGGGAACACCTTGAATCGTTGCATTGCCTTCACTGCGGCCAAATTCTGTGTTGTCTGCCAGTGCTGCATTTATCACTGTGAGAAACTGTTCTCTCCAATTGCTGTTTGTTGGATCGTTCCAAATCACTGTTTGACGTGCAAGATTTTTACCGTTGGCATCTAGGATATTTTCTGAGGTGCTGACTGTTTCAAACTTGAGTAGACCCTTGCTGGCAATATTTCTCTTGGCATTATAGCTCAGCATACGAGCTATACGAAGGACGCTTTCTCTACGAGATGCTAGTTCAATAAAGTTTTCTCTGCTGGCAAGGTCAATACGAAAGGCAAGGCTTTGTCCTAGAAAAGCCACAGCATCAATCAGTGCTAGATATTCACTAGATTCAATGTAATCATTGAAATCTTCTGGATAATTTTCACGTAGATAGGTGATAATAACACGACGCAGATTTTCAAAATCATAGCTTTTAAAATCAGCACTTTTGAAAGTCTGATAGATTCGGGTCCAGTCTTGATTAAGTATTAAATTTGTTTGTCTAGTAGTCGTAGTCATTGTTTTTCCATGCTCTATTACATATTTACCCTAAAAATAATCTGCTCAGTTTACTATTTTATTTGTTTTGTCAAAGTCAAAGGTCATGCGTTCGCTGACGTTGAAAGGCAAATATACAATTTCTGCTTCGATTCGTATGCCCATGTCAGTGCTGTCTATGGTCAGCGTGGTCACTTGTATTCTAGGATCGTAATTGATGATCTGTTCTACATCGTCAGTGATTAATTTTTTCACTTCTGGAGTAAAATTTTCAAACAACATGTCCCAGATAATTGTTCCAAAGTTGGGATTTTCAAGTTTTTCTCCCTTGCGGATATAGAAATGATTCAACAGATCCTGTTTGACCAGTTCCATGTCATAGAGCTTGAAGTTGTTTTTTATTGCAGCAGAACTAAAACCTTTGTACTTGAAACTTGTACTGGTCTGTGCTGTGGTGGCTTTGTTGGTGGCCACTGATTTTTGATTATATAATTTAGACATTATGCTTCCTCTGTTTCATCTCCACCTTCATCTCCACCTTCATCTCCACCTGCTGGTGCGCCGTCTTCGCCGCCGCCCGCTTGTTCTCTATCAGTGAGTTCTGGTTTGACACCAAGCGGATTTTTGTTTTCATGATTAGGCCACGGTTCATGCATGGGAATACGAAACATTATGCTTTCCAAAGGTGTTTCTGTGTTGTATCGTGCGCTTACCCATTCTGCTTCTGCCGGGTTGATTACTATGTTGCCATTGACTCCTAGTGCCAAAGTTGGGGTGGCTGCTGTTGCCGTGGTAGCTGCACCTGCTGCTGGACCGTTTAAATCAATTGTGCTTCCTGTGACCGTCATTGCAGCTCCAGACAATATGTCTAATGTAATACCAGCTTGCACATTCATTGTGGTACCAGCTTTGACATGTGTGTCTAGGCTTGACTGAATATAGGTGCTGAGTATGCTTTTGAAATTGTTGTTCATCACTGAAGTTATGTGGTTATCCATCAAAGTGGCAATGTGTACTTCTCCCTGTGTGGTAATTTTTGTATCGCCTTTGACATAGAATCTAGTGTTGGCTTCTGTATCCACACGAAAGTTGCCGCCACCGTCGGGATGCACCGCTGAAGCTTTCATGTTGATATTCCTGCCTGCTTCAAAGTTGAAATCTCTGTCAGCATAAAAATTGAAGTCTTGTTTGGTATGGATGCTCACGCTGTCTTCGGCAAAGATATCAATTTTTCCGTCGCTGCTTAATTCTATCCAACTGGTTCCTCTACTGTTGCCAATATAAATTAAATCTTCACTGTTGTGCAACAACAACTGGTGTCCTGTTCTTGTTCTCAATCGAATATATTCGTCTGCGGGAATTTCTGGTTCACCGCTGTCGCCGTTTAATAGGTCTGCATAATCCGGAGGTCCCTCGCTGGCGTTGGTTCTACGTTGGTAGCGATCTTCACCGTCGTCCATGACAAACTGACTACCACCAAGTCTACTTACTGGCACAGGGGCCGGACTTTGGCTCTGTGTTTTTCCTATGAAAGATTTTTTGGCGCCAGGTCTTCTATCCAACGGACCCGGTGTTAATATGCCATACACACTGCTGGGCACATTTCTTCGGCTTGTGCTATTGCTGACTCCTCGGATATCATCTTCCAACGTGCCTTCTTCTCGCAGGTGTTGAGCAAACGGATGCACAGGTTTATTGACTTTGTCTATTTCTGTATTATTTTCTAAATCATCTGCATAGGCTCGCCTATTGACTTCTGCCACAGGCACAGATGCAGTATCATAAAATTCAGCTTCACCTTCTGCAAACTCCACATTAGAACTGGTAGCAATGGCCGGAACCATGTGATTGGCAAATCTATCAGGCACACAGCCCATCCAATAACCTTTGCTGGGATCTCCATCAATAAAGAACACAATTACTTTGATGCCCACGTCCGGTGGCACAAACCACATGCCGTAGCTTTTCTGCGTGTCATTGTAGTCATCCTTGTTGAATCCTTGAAATTCAAAAGGAGTTGATCCAAAGAAAGGACTACAATATCTTACACTATAAGTCTGTGTGGCTTCACCCACAGTATTGCCGTCGGATTTCAACAAGGTGACTTCAAGGCCGCCCATGAAGCTGGGATCCAAATGTCCAATTACTTTGGCCAAATGCGGGCCGCCCGATATGTCATTTGTGATGTTGGCTGCGTCTCTTCTAATTTGTGACATTTATTATCCTGCGAAATCGCCTAGTGAACTATTGTATTCTGCTATCTCTTCGTCTGTGGGTGCTTGGCCAGCAAGTCCGGCATCTGCATACAAGGCATTTAATTCATCTGCTTCTGATCCCCAAGTTGGAGCTTCAGCGTTGGGACTGGTTTTGACCACATCAGCACGACTAACATCATTGGCAAAGAATTTCTTGTCGACCTCATAACCACCTTCAAAGTCCTGTGGCTGGCTAGGCATTCTAGTACATTCTAGTACCTGTGTGAATTTTCCGTCAGCAAACTTGCTAGTACAATGAATCACCTTGTAAAGTCCGCTGTAGGGATTAATTTTACCTCTGGGAAAACTGTAGAGTCCTCCTGCACCGGTGAGGCCTAATAAAGGTTCTATTGGCGTGGCAAATATGATTCTAATGTAGATATCTGACCCTTGATAGTTTAAAGATTGATTACCGTCTACCATCACATAGGGACCTTGATTTCGACCACCTTCTTCTCCATAGAAATCACCAACATAATTTCCCATACCGGCGTCTGTGATCCAATAGGGATCACCGATGGTTTCAAGATTGACTTTCATCATGTCGCCAGTGGTATTTCCTTGCTGCAGGATTTTATTCATCAGTATCTGTGCAACTTTTTGTGGTACAGTTTCAGAACCGTAGCCGCCCTTGGTTGTTTTTTCTGTGATTTTATTGTCTCGAT